GCTTCAAACACCCCTGATAAAAATGAGTAATAGAAAAACAGCGCATGATGTAGATGCATCGTTAAAATCACACGAGGCAAAATGTGAAGAAAGATGGAAAAGTATATTCAAAGAAACAGCAGAGATAAAACAAGAAATGAACGATCTAAACGGAACGCTAAGAGTAGCAATGTTTGGAACATTTGGTTTTATGTCAACGCTTTTAATAGCTTTTTTAACAGGCGTAGTAGCAATATAATGCACGTATCAGACGAAGGTTTTGAGCTTATAAAACATTTTGAAGGTTGTGAACTTACGGCATACAAATGTGCTGCAGGTGTATGGACTATTGGTTATGGTCATACTAAGGATGTGCAAGAAGGCGATGTATGGTCTGAGGAAAAATCAGACTTTATGTTGTTTCGTGAGTTAGAAGAAGAGTATGAACATTATGTTAATTCTCTTGTTACTGTACCAATAAATCAATGTCAGTTTGATGCTTTATGTTCTTGGGTATATAACCTAGGCCCAGCTAATTTAAAAAGTTCAACTTTGTTAAAAAAATTAAATGCTGGAGAATACGAAGATATTCCAAATCAAATAAAACGCTGGAATAAAGCTACTGTAAATGGTGAAAGAAAAGTTTTAGCTGGCCTTACTAGAAGAAGAGAAGCAGAGGCTTTAATGTTTGAGGGAAAACCTTGGGAACATATATAAAATGGCTTTACAAAAAACAATATTTAAACCAGGGATAAACAGAGAGGGAACTGACTATAGTAATGAAGGCGGTTGGTTTGATGTTAATCTTGTTAGATTTAGAAAAGGCTTGCCTGAAAAATTTGGGGGTTGGGCAAAACTTACAACNGATACTTTTTTAGGAACATGTAGAGCCTTGCATGCTTGGGTTTCTTTGGGNGGTGATAAGTTATTAGGTTTAGGAACAACTTGGAAATACTACGTTCAACAAGGTNATGTTTTTTATGATATTACACCCATACGATCAACCGATTTAAACGTTACTACTTTTGCAGCAACAAACGGCAGTGCAATTATTACAGCAACAGATACAGCTCANGGAGCNGTTANTNATGATTTTGTAACCATAAGCAATGCCGTTAGTTTAGGTGGATTAATAACCGCTGCTGTTTTAAATACAGAACATCAAATAACCTCTGTTACTACCAACACATATACTTTTGTAACTTCTGCTACAGCTAATGGTAGTGATACAGGTAATGGCGGAAGTGCAACAGATGCAGCCTATCAAATAAACGTAGGTTTGGATGTTTACGTTCCATCTACGGGTTGGGGCGCAAACAACTGGGGTGAAGGAACTTTTGGGTCTGTTACTGCTTTAAATGAAACAGGACAATTAAGATTATGGTCACACGACCACTTTGGCGAGAACCTTATTATTAATGCTAGAAATGGTGGTATTTATAAGTGGACAGAAAACAATGGCGTAACAACAAGAGCGGTTGAGTTATCTGGTATATCTGGAGCCAATTTAGTACCTACCAAGGGTATTCAAGTTATTGCATCTGAAAAAGATCGTCATTTAATTGTATTAGGATGCGATCCTATTGTTGGAAGCGCTCGCTCTGGAACAATTGATCCGATGCTAATTGCTTTTTCCGACCAAGAAAACGACTTGCAGTTTGAACCTTTAATTACCAATACAGCAGGATCTTTAAGACTATCNTCTGGCTCTNCTATTATTGGAGCTAACAAGTCTCGTCAAGAAATATTGGTTTGGACAGATACTGCTTTATACAGCATGCAGTTTGTTGGACCGCCATTTACTTTTGCTGTTAACTTAATTAACGAAGGTACAGGTCTAATAGGGCCTAAAGCATCTGTTACAGCTCCAACTGCTGTTTTTTGGATGAGCTACAATAATTTTTACGCTTACAACGGTACAGTCCAATCTTTGCCTTGCAGCGTTCAAAATTACATTTTTTCAGATATTAATTTAANTCAATCTTTTAAAATTAACGCTTTTACAATTNNNGATAAAAGTGAAGTNGGTTGGTTCTACTGTTCAGCATCTTCAANAGAAATAGACAGATACGTTATTTATAATTATGCAGATCAAACTTGGATATATGGNTCTTTAAGCAGAACAGCTTGGCTAGATTCTGGTATTGAAAACTATCCACGTGCTGTTAGTAGCGGATATGTTTACCAACAAGAAGTTGGTTTTGACGACGACGGCACGCCGATGACAAATGTGTTTATTGAAAGCTCCGACTTTGATATAGGAGACGGCGAACAATTTAGCTTTATTAGAAGAATTATTCCAGATTTTAAATTCTTATCTAACTCAGATGCAGGTAAAGTTAATATAGTTGTTAAAACAAGAAACTTTCCAGGAGATTCTTTAACAACAAACTCAACCAATTCTATTAGCTCTACAACGCAACAAGCCAATATTAGAGCAAGAGGGCGTCAAGCCGTTTTAAGGTTTGAGTCTGACGATGACGATACAACAGCAAATACAAGCGTAGGATGGAGATTAGGAGCTACAAGACTAGACGTAAAAACAGACGGTAGAAGATGAGTAAAATCCTTCAGTCTCAACTGCCGTTGGCTTACGGAGAGACGACTTCTGTTGACGTTTTTAATAGACTTGTCAGAATTTTAGAGATAAACTTAGGATCAGTAGACCCTGATAATACTTTACAATTATCAACTNCTCAACGTGANCAATTGAACTTTAATATTGGCACGCTAATCTTTAATACTACAACCGAAGTGTTGCAAGTATATAACGGGNATGAGTTCCTAGATTTAGGAATCCCCGCAAATCCTCAAGGATACCAAGCTAAAGCTTTAGTTGGGAATGTATCTGTAACTACAAATGGGGATGTAACAATAAATTTAGGATCATCTTTATATGGCTGGGATATTGAACAATATTACAACTAAGATGCTAAAATAACATATGGAACAAGGTATGCTGAACAACAGACAACAAGAACAACTCCAAGGAATCGCTGCTTTAGGCAGAAATGAAGACACTTATCTAGCTCACGTAGCCCCAGATGAGATGGTCGTACCTGCTCAAGCTTTACGCGATAACCCCCTTTTAAAAGTAGCAATCGAGAAATCTATTTCGAATTACGGGATTGATCCAAATCAATTCTTAGTTGGAAATGGCGGTATGGATTTAAACCCTTTAACGGGTCTACCTGAGTTTGGCTTTTTATCTAAAATTTGGAAAAAAGCTAAAAAAGTAATTAAAAAAATAGCTCCTATAGCATCTGTTATACCTGGTCCTTGGCAGCCATTTGCTGCTGTTTACCAAAAAGGTAACGCTTTAAATAATATAGCTAAGGGTGACGGCGGAATCGGCGATCTATTAACGTTAGGTGCTGGCGGTAGTCAAAAAATCTTTGGCGAAGGCGGAGCTTTAAAAAATATTAGTTCTGGTGGTTTTAAAACGATGGGTGGAGGTTTTACAGACGCACTTAAAAATATTGGTCAAGTTGATAAATTAGATAAGCTTGGAAATGTTGTACAAGGGGAAACTGTATTTAATCCATTTAGATATAGCGCAGGGCTAGGTAAAACATACGCGGAAAATCAAAAACAAGGATACGGCGGCATATTTAGTAACGTAGGCGGAGCTGATACGGCTGGAGGGCAAGCTTTTAACGCTATTACCTCTGGAGGAAATCCAGTTAACAGTATGATAACTGCTGGTTACACACCTGGAATGGAAGGCGGGATGATGCCAACTTCTAATCAAAGTGGTGGCGGAGATATAACTAATTGGCTAAATAACAACTTTGATACAAGTGATAGAACAATGATAAATGGCCAAGTAGCTATAAGATCAAATGACGGTAACTACTATACCGAAGAACAAGCAAAGCAGATGTATAATCAGCAGTCTCAACCTCAGACTCAACAACAAGGCGGCATTTTAGATTTTTTAAGCAGAAAGTTTTTGCCTCAGTCAGTTGAAGACGCTCTGCAAGGAAGTGATGGAACTATCAATCCAGGTAGTTTTTTAAGTAGAAAACTTTTACCTCAATCAGTCGAGGATGCTTTTCAAGGAAGTAACTCTGGAATAATGGGCTTATCAGCTTTGGCGGCTAAAATAGCTTACGACTCAGCAAAAGAAAGAATGGGAGGTATGGCAGAAACTCCTAAAGTAACAATGGATCAATTAGGCAGATATGAAATGGCTAAGAATCTAGGAACAGGCGGCAGTAGAGAAGACTTTGGTTTAGCTCCTGCACCTGTAGCTTTAAATTTTGCTTACGGTGGCGAAGCTAGACAATACTTCAACAAAGGCGGTTTAGCAATGGTTGAAGAATTAGACATGCGTGATGGAGGCGAATCAGATGGACCAGGTACTGGGACTTCAGACGATATACCTGCGATGTTAAGTGATGGCGAGTTTGTAATGACTGCCAAAGCAACAAGGGGCGCAGGCTCCTTTGACGTGAACAAAACAAAATCTGGCATAGAACTTATTAAAGGTGGAAGCGCTTCACGTGAAAAAGGCGTAGAAAACATGCGTGAATTAATGAATATTTTTGAGGCAATATAATGGCAACTCCAATGAATCCTGTTTTACAAGGCTTAGACAGAAGAGAGGTTATATCTGACCCAGCTTTAAGAGAACTATATTTTGGCTCTTCAGACTACCAAGGTTTAATTCCAGGAGCTCAAAGCGCTGCTCAAAAATATTTAGACATGGGTCCATCTATGAGAGGGACAGCTGGTCTGTCGCCGCTTGAGTCAGCAGCAATGCAAAATGCTTATGCTGGAATCGGAGGATATAAACCATATTTAGAAGCTCAAGAAAAATCCATTCTTGGCGGTATGGATCTTCTTAGCAAAGAAAGGGGTTTAATAAATGAAGCGATAGGCGCAACCAGAAGATCTGGAGAAATACAACAACCTTATTTTTCTCAAGCAGAACAACAATATGGGGCTGGTCTTGGCGACTTAATGGGGAGTCTTGGAAGACAAGGACCTTCAGCTAGAGATTATCAAAGAGCTTCTTTACAAGGATTTGACCCAAGAAGTTCTGCTGCCTATTACAATCCTTTTGAGCAGCAAGTTGTACAACAAACAATTCAAGATGTAATGAAGGGTGGGGCTCAGCAAGATATAGCCGCTAGAGCAAGAGACATACAATCAGGCGGAGAATCTGCATTTGGCTCTAGAGCTAGACTTAGCGCGGGTGAGAGACAAGCATCTTTAGGTAGAGGTCTTGGCGAAGCTTTGTCAAATATACGTTCAGGCGGCTTTAATACAGCCCAACAAAGAGCGATGGATGAGTCTAGATTTAGCAGAGGAGCCTTGGAAAGAGCTGGTACAACAGAAGCAGGATACGGCCAAACTTTAGCGGGCGCAAGACGTGGATATGCTGGAGACATGTTAGGTATAGGCCAACAAAGAGGAAACCTAGCAAGGGGTATTGGTTCTGATATAGCAGGATATGGACAACAGCTAGGAGGCGTAGGCGGAAGAATGGCTGGATTTGGAAGTCAGTTAGGCGGCTTGGGACAAAGCTATCAAAATCTTGGCCAGCAAGAAAGGCAAGAATTAATGAATCTAGGAGGAACAGCGAGAGGCTTGAAAGAGACTCAGCTAGGAAGAGAATATGATTACAGAGAAGCTCAAAGACAAGATCCGATGAAGGCTATGTCATATGTACAGGGATTTGCTCCTCAATATCAAGGAAGTTCTACTCAAGTTAATAAAGTATACGGTATGCCTGTTGATCCAGCTCAATATGGATTAGGCGCAGGCTTGGGAACATATGCAAGCCTTTATGGCAATCAAAATCAAAATCAAGCTCAAGGATAAGGAAGTCAATAATATGAATGTACTTCAAAGGAGAATGTTTCAAGAAGGTGGGCCTTCAGATAAACTGATTCAAATAAAACCAGTAAACTCTGAGCTTATACGCTATTACGTACAACAAGGTTACAGTCCTTTAGAAATACAAGAAGTTTACCCAGCAGCCAATCTTGGAATTATTGAGAAGATAGCTCGAGAAGAAGGTGGCAGTTTAAATCCAGCAGTGTCTTTAGGTGAATCTTTTACAGGTTCCCCAGTTGTTACTCCAGAGCAAAGATCAAATATTATTCCTGAAAGCATTTCGACTCCACTTGGAAATTTATCTTTTGAGCGGTCAGCAGAGCCAGAGCTTCCTAGAATGGAAGACGTTAGCGTTGTTCCTAAAGGTGTTAGAGATTATATAACAAACGCTGGCAGCGTTTTAGACAGAGCTAACCTCATTAGGGGGTTAGGCGTTAGCTTTAACATGTCTGAAGCAGAGGCAAGCTCAGCAATAGATATGGTAACTGGATCAATTGTTCCAGAGATGTCTGGCGTAGACGCTCCAGAATTACCTGGCCTTGAAGACGTGATGACTGGCGAGCAGGCTCAAGTTGCTACTTCTACTTTGGGGCCAAATCAATACAGAGCAAGTAACGGCAAAGTTTACGAAATAGACCCAAATAAGTTTTTAGATCAATTAAACATAGAAGATTCAAGAATAATAGGCGGATTGCTGATGAATCCAAATGTTGAATATGGGTCAAACCTTGCTTCAATTGTTGAGGGAGCGGCTACCAGAAGATCTTCTACTCTTGTTCCAGAAGAAAATATAAGAGTAGGTCAAGGCATACAAGGCTTAAATGCTGCAGAGATTTTACAGTCTGGAGCAAAACTTGGAGTAGATACTGCAAAAGAAGGAATAGAATCTTTATACAATATTGCAAGAGCTCCATTTACAAATCCTACTATTGCTGGGATATTTGGATCTAGAGACAGAGCTAGGGAGCTGAGAAAATCAGGAGCTGGCGATAGAGTTAATTTATTTGAAACTGGTTTAGATGATGTAAATTTAAACAATCCATTTAGGGCAGCACAGACTCTCGTTACAGGCGGTCTTGATGAATATTTCAAAACTGGCGGAGAAAAACCAGAGACTTTAGATACAATTGTTAGGGAATCATCAATAGGGGAAGTGGCAACACCTATTGAAGATGAAATAGGCAAAGACTTACAAAACCTTGAAAATCAACAAGAAGCAGACAAAGCAACTGCCGAAGCTGCTGGTAGCGAAGTTGTAAATGCTGAAAAGGTGGGTGCCGAAGAAGTAATTACTGAAAATGCTGAAGATTTAGATGAAGGCGAGAAAGGCGATAAAAGTGAAGAGCAGCAAAAATCAGATGCGACGCCTAGCGTCGTATCAGCAGCAAGCAGTCCAGAACAAGTTGGAAGCGTATTTAATAATCAAAATTTTATTAGATATGTTGCTAATTTATCTAAAGGATTGGCAAAAGCTGGGAGTTTGGGAGAAGGAATAGCTTTAGGTTCTGCATTGGCTGCTGAAGAACGTGGCTTGAGAGATCTCGAGAAGCAAAGTTTAGATCAAGAAGTTTTATTAAAAGAAATTGAAAGTGGAAAAATGGACTTTAAAGATAGAAAAGATATTTACGAAACTGAAGCCAAAATGGCCACAAGTATTTTAGATTACAACAACGCTGTAGCCGCTCAAGAGTTAGCAACATCGGTCATTGATTTTGCAAATGGTGATAAAAACCTTGCTTCATTTGCATCAAAAATAGGGGCAACATTAGATGATGTAAAATCAGCGGCTGGAATAAAAGATTTAACAAAAGTTAGTCAGCTAAGCAACACCAAAAGAGCGCAAATAGCTCTTACTATCTTGACAAATAGAAACATTAAAGAAATATTGGGAGAGTCAGGAAGAACTATATCAAATATTGATAGAGATATAGCAAAAAGAGTTGTTGGAAGTCTAGAGATATTAAAGCTTGACAATATTGCAACCTTAAAAGCAACACTACAAGATAATATTAGAAGCATTGTTGAAAAAAGAAATGAAGCTCAAAGAAATATTGATGCTTCTGTTAGATTCTTAGCGCCATATGATCCTAACATCTTAAAAAGAGATTCAGAGTTATTTCAAATTTTTCAAAAAGAATTAGGAGTCGCTCCTCAAGGAGACTTTTCACCAGCTAATCCAGCTTTTAATATTGATATGACGGGTGAGTTTAATCAATGAACACCTACAATATAAAACTGACGGATGATATTACTATCCCAGTCAGAGCAAATTCTCCTGAAGAAGCGCAAAGAATTATTAGAGCTGAAATGGTTAAAAGAGAAGCTTCACCGCTTTTCGATAAAGTCTATTTTGATTATGAGACAGGAATTAATGTACCAAGACTAAGAGCGGCTCTTGGCAGACAAGAAAAAAAAGAAGAAAAAGAAAATGTTTTAAGAGCTTATGTTGACAGCTCTGGATTTACCGAAACAACCAAAGGCGATTTTGCTATTACTCCAGAAGGGCAAAGAGCTCTTGCCGACAAAGGTTTACTAGATAGAGAAAAAATATCTGATAAAAATATTGTTATAGAGGAAAATAAATTTGGAACTGCTGGAGACTTTGCAGATTTTTCTGGAGCTGTTGGCCCAATTTTTGGAGCCATAGCAGCCTTAAGTCCTCAGCTAAGAATTGCAAAAGGTATTCAATATTTTTTTAAATCGCCGATGGTATCAAATGCTATCGCAGCTGGACTTGGTTCTGCGGGTGGTAAGGCGGCTGAAGAAAGCTTAGATTTAGCCCAAGGCTATCAAGAAAAAGATGCAAATGAATTAGCTGATCTTCTTAAATTTGAATTTGGGGTTGGATCTGTCGCTCAAGGAGTTGGTGATATAGGAATGAAAGCTGTTGGAGCTTTCTTTGGTAGAAAAGCTCCAATTGAAAACATCAGAGATGCCTGGGCTGCAAATAAAGGCGTCAGTCTTGATGATGTGTATAAACTAGAAGAAAAACTTGGCAAGTTTGTAACTGAATCTGATCTTAAAAAAGCAATTAAAAGAGGAGAAATAAAGCCGTTAAATGCAAAAGCTGTATTAGGTCAAAGAGTTACAGGTCGAGCGCTCCAAGCAAGGTTTCAAGGAGCTGGAGAAACTATTTTTGGTAAAACTAAAAGAGAAAAAACAATTATTGATTACAATCTTGATGCTTTAAACCAGTTAAAAAATAAAATTGCAGATAAAAGAGCCAAGCTAAATTCTTATTCTGATTTTGCAGAATCAGATTCTAGAGTTATATCTGAGCTTAAAGCCAGAAGAGCGGAATTAGACAAAGCAGAAAGCAGCGTTCAAAATGAATTAACAAGATTACTTACAGATTTAAGCGAAGAAACGGCTGGTTTCAATTCTGCAATAATGAATGCTGGCACACCAGGAAAAAAAGAATTAGGTCAAAATGTTCAAGATACAATATCGGCGGCATATAAAGCAATGATGGATGACCAAAGATTAGGTTACAAAAAAATAGGAGACAGTTTAAAAAAATTAAATCCAGATTACACCATTAATATGAGTGATGTAGGGGTTCAGTTAGATGAAATATTTACTAGAGGCAGAGGAATAGGAATAGGAGACATACCAAACCCAATAATAAAATTAAGAAATGCAATAGAAGAAAATGCAGAATTTACTTTAAAAGATTTAGTAGAAGATAGAAAAATAATTAGAGGGCTAAAAGACCTCAAAGATCTTACAGGCGATGCTGGAGAAGCTGTTACAAGCTCTTTAAAAGCTTTGGATGATAAAATTGAAAACTTGCCAAACAATTTGCATTCTATAAAAGGTAGCAAAGAGGAAGTTATAGAGATTATTAACGCTTTGAAAAAACAAAACGCAAGTTATGCAAACAGCCTTAAACCATTTGATAAAGCAAAAGTTCAAAAAATAATGAGTAATAAAGAAATTGATGCTGATGACGTTTTCAATGTTATTTTTAACGGCAAAGAAATTGGAGATGCTAAAGCTATAATTCAAGCCATTCCATCCGCTAAAAGAGCAGCATTACAACAAGGTCTTTTAAGAAGATATTTAAAAGAACAAATTAACAGCTCTGTTCCTGACCCCATAACTGGTATTGTCAATCCAGTTCAATTTGCAAACAAAGTTCTTAAAAACAAAGAAGTTTTATCAGAATTTCTTGGGCCACGAGCAAGTCAGTTTTTTCAAACAATAGAAGATTTTTCTAAACTTAGACCCAACCTATCTGCCAAAGAACTGACAGATGTTGCCGATGAGCTTGCAGGCAGAATACCTCAGATGGAAGCAATGTCTGGAGCTGGAACACTTAATTATCCACCCAGCTTTAACAGATTTGTAGAAGCGTTAAAAGAAAAAGCAGAAACAAGTGCTCAATCTTTAGAGATACAAAAATCAAATATCTTTACAAGATTAGAGTCTGCCTCGCCCGAAGAAGTAGCAAAAATAGTCTTTAGACCCAAATCTTCAGAAGACATTTTAAGAGTTAAAAATTTAGTAAGTGATGAAGCTTTTCTTGATATACAGGATCAAGCTTTGGAACAAATATTAAAAGATGGCGTTCAAGAAGGAAGCAACAAGCTTTCTGATATATTCAAACCTGGAAATTTAGAAAGAGCTTTACGTTCATACGACAATGAAACTTTGACAGCGATGTTTGGCAAAGAAATGACTCAATCTTTAAATAATTACGCAAGACAGCTAAGGGTAACTGTACAAGATGAGATTACAGGTGGCGCTGGTAGCTTGGTAGCTGGAGCTCTTGCTTTAAATGTATTTAACGTAGCTCTTTGGCCAACCGTTGCTATGATGGGTCTTTACAAAACAGTATTTTCTAACCCAAGAATAGTTGGCATGCTTGCTAAAACAGACAAAAGCTCGATTGCTGAAGTTGTAAAATTTGTTGCAAATACTATTAAGTTTGGTGGCATTAGAGGTTTGGCTGTAGAAACAGGTGATGGAGCAGACGCTTTCAGCAGAGAAGTTGAAAAGCTTCAACAAAGCGAAGAGGGTCAAGAGGCTCAAGGTATATTAGAAACTTTAAAAGGCGGTATACAGTCAGAAGTTAAAAAATTACAAACACCTACACTTGAAGGATTACCAGAAGTTGCTGCTGTAACGCCACCTCAATCTCAAGGAGTTATAAGCCAAAGTTTATTAGGCGGATCGCCAGCTAATATGGATATTGCTCAAAGTTTAGGAAGACTANCCTAGTCTTTAATTAAATAAAGTTCCCAGTTATTTCTTAACACGTCTAACCAATCTTCTATAGGCATTACAGCAACTTTACTGTTGTCTGGTTCCCACTCAGGATTAATTGCATGCAAAGGAATACACACCCTAATAGGCT